GCCCTTGGCCCCCTTGGGTGATTCCAACAGGCGGCCGTCCTTGCCGTACCGCTGCCCGTTCGACTCGGTGCCCAGGGTGATTGTCAGCATGCGGCTGAAGTCGGTCTGCTGCATGCGGGGCGCAGCCTGCCGCACCGCCTCGCCGGCGACGCTCGCGCCGATCTGCGCATCCATTTCCTTGGTGATGTGGCCGCGCACTTCGAGGATGTCGTCGGCCTCCATCTGCGCGCTGTACTTCTTGAGGTAGCTGTCTGCGTAGGCCGGATCGTTCTGCTCAAGAGCGGCCAGCATGGCGGTCTTGTGCCCGTCGCTGGTCATCTTGCGCACGGCAGCTTCCTGCCACTCGGCCGACTTGCCGAGCAGTTGCGCCTGCCGGTACGTTTCGGCCCCGATGCGGGCAACGGCTTTATCGACGGCTTCCGGGTTGTTCCAGTTGAGGGCGATATCGCGCCGGGCTGTGGCCTGCACGCCCTCGGAGGTGGAGAGCGCGTAGGTCTTGAGCTCCTGGGATTCGTGCGCCTTCAGTTGTCCGACAAAGCCGGTCAGCACGCCGCTTGCCTGCCGCTCGAAGGCGGCCTTCTGCGCGTCGTTGCCGAGCGCCGCGCCGACTTCGCCGATGCGCTTCTCGAGGAGGCCGCCGTACTCGGCGTTCAGCGGTTTGCCGTCGGGGCGCTCCAGCGCATTGATGCCCTTCAGGTTGGAGTACCCCGCATCCTTGTCGTAGGTCAGGTGGAGCTGCGCCTCCTTGACCCGGTTCAGCGCGTCAATGACGCGCAGCTCGTTGGCTTGGGCTTGGGTGTCGGCTGCGATGCGCGCGGCCGCGCCGCTGGCCTCTTCGACGGCCTGCCCCATCTGCGCAGCTTGGCGCGGGGCGAAGTTCTGGGCGTGCGGGGCGTCGAAGCGGACGGCGGGGCCGGGCGTGGCGCCGACCTGGGGAGCGTCAATTCTGGGAACGGTCGGCATGGCTTACCACATCCCCTCGGAACTGGACGGGCCGGGCATCGTGGTATCGACGGCCGAACTGCCGCCCGGCATCGCGCCGACCTTGTCGAGTATGTACCATCTACTGGCAACCTTGGTCGCGCTGCCGAGCAGGGTCGAGAACCCGGCGCTGACCGGTGACATGCTGGACGCCGATGCGCGATCCATCCTCGCCTGATTCTGGTAGTCCGTGCCCTGCGTGCGGTACCCGAAGGCGTTGCTGATCGCATTCGACTCGATGGTGTGCTTGTCGATGTCTTTCAGGATGTCGGTTGATGCCTGCAACTCGGCGGCGCTGCCCGTTCCAAGATCGACACCGTTGGCCGCCATCGCTGCCCGCTGACTGCTTTTCAGGGCGCCGTATTTCATGGTCGTGGCGGCGACTTGCTGCTGGCCTTGCTGCATCGCCTGCTGCGCGCTGCGCTCGGCCATGCGCGCATTGATCTCGGCCATCGCCGCTTGGTATCGCAGCTGCGACCTGGCGGACTTGGTTTGCTGATAGGTGCCGATGGCCGAGCCAATGGCGCCTATCCCCATCCCGATGAGGGATACGGAGCCGAGCCCGGGCGATGCTTGAGGGGTAACCATGACGATCTCCTTTGATGGGCGTCATAGTGGCGCGCGCCAGGGCAGGCACGCGCACCGAATCAGCCGCCCATCGCTACCTCCGCGGTGATCGACACCACCGTGAGCGGCAGCGGGTCAGACTGCCGGACAAAAACCTGCCCGCTGTCGGCCCAGGAGGGCGTCAGCATCACCTGGATTTCCTCGCTTTTGAGTGCGGGCGGGCTGCCGTAGGGCTCGGTCGTGCGCTGCTTGGCCTCGGTGAGCTTTTCCGCATCCGGGCCGACGAAGACCCCCGACGAGCGGAACACTCGCAGCCATGCCTTGTTCACATTCTTGAACCGGCCCTGCCCGTAGCCGTTGTCGATGGGCGCGGCAAGCGGCATGGTCTGCAGGTCGGCGGTGATGGGCAGGCCCACGTGCACCTTGCTGGCATCATTGTCGAGCGTGATGGAGCCGCCGGTCACGATGCGCTGCGGATGCACCGCGCCATCGGCGAGAATGGATACGGTCTTGCCCTCGAGGTGGCCGAGGCCGCTGATCTCGGTGGCCGGCGGCCCTGCGTAGGTGAGGCCGGAATCTACGAAGAAGGCGTCGGGCGCGGTTGCAAACTGGCGCGGGGCCATGCGCTCGATGTAGCGCACCGACGCGCCCGCGACAGTTCGACGGATCACGCAATACAGAACGTCCTCCTGCCCTTCGGCTACCACGGCGCACGACTCGATAGCCCCGTCGGTGTCGTGCTGATGCCAGGCGCCCACTTGCTGCTCGGGCACGTACGTGAGGCCCAGCAGCTTGCCGCTGCTGCTGACGCACCAGACAATCGGCCAGGGTGCCTTGGCGTAGGCCATGTCCACCACATCGAATGTGTCAAACAGGTGCGCCGCCCGCAGCGACAGGTCGCCGGTGATAAACCCGTTGGCCTGCCAGTTGTATGCAAGTTCGCGCACGTGGCCGCCGCGCGCTGCGCCGTATATCAGGGTGTTGTTGATGATGGCCGGCTGCACATTCGAGGCGCCGACGTAGGACTGGGGCCGCACGCTGATCGTGCTCGGGGTGATCGCGTCGCTATTCACCGACGTGACACGCCACTCGGCCGAGCTGGTGAGCAACAGGAGCTGGGCGAGCGGGACGATGTGCCGGATCGTGTTGGCCTCGCGGGCGGCTACCCGGAAGGCGATGCGATCGTCGTCCCTCACCGGTAGCGAATAGCTCATGTTTGACTCGGTGCCGCTCTTGGTCATCCAGATGTTCTGCGGCTTGTTCGCGGTGCCGGCAAAACAGCGGCGCTGCTCGAAGTAGGACACCGCGCCGGGGTAGTCCCCCGCCGCGCCGAACACGGCGTCGTAGATCGGCGGCGTGGTGGAGAGATCTGGCGCAATATTGTCATCGACGATGCTGGTGCCGGAGGTTTGCCCGATGTACCCGTACAGGCCGCCCTGCATCTTGTACACGTTGTACCGGGACGCCCCCGCCACGGCGGCCCAGCTGATTGTGACGGTTGCGCCAGTCTCGAACAGGTTGCCGCCCACGGTCGATTCGGAGGACTGCGCCGACTCACTGACGCCATCGGCAGCAACGGCCGTTACGACATAGTGATAGGTGTATTTCACCGCCGTGTGCCCGGCGGCGGCGAGCGTTGGCGCGGCCGGCGGCGGGATCGAGGCGGCAAAGCTGATCGTCGTCAGTTGCCAGTTTGTGGCGCCCAGGCGGCGCAGCTCGCGCGGCGCGTGGCCAGGGTGCACAAGCGTGAGCACGTCCGCCGACTGCACGTAGTGGACGTCGGCCAGGTCAGACTCGGCGTAAGGGTTGGCGATCTCGTAGGGCGTGGCGCCATCCATCAGCGTGGCGCCGGCCGTGTGGAAACGGAAGTATCCCGCACCGACCTCGATCACCATCGTCTGCGTGGTCGAGTAGGTGAAGGGGATCAGGCGCACGCGCTTGGTCGAGTCCTTTACCGCGCGCACGAAGGCAAAGCCGGGGCGGTTCTCGGCCGGGCCTTGGGGCTTGACGATGAAGTTGCGGCACTTCGCCAGGCCGGCCTGATATTTGGAGTCGTCGATGCGCCCGAACATCTCGGGGCTCATCTCGCCCCCGGCGAAGCTGCGTTGCAGAGTGCGGATGTTGGCCATGATCAGCGCCCTGCCATCCAGCTGACCACGTGCTCGGGTTTGATGCGCCGCTGGCTGCTGTCGGATTCGACGGCCTTGCTCAGGTAGGCTTGCATCATCCCGGCGCAGCGTTTGGCTTCGGCCGCGCCAGCATCGCCCTTGATGATAGGCCCGGCGAGCATCGAGGCCAGGTGCCAGGATAGCGCCATCGTGAAGAGCGGCGAGAAGCGCGTCGGGTCGCTGACGGTGGAGGAATAGCGCAGCACCGCGTCGGCTTGATCGCTGTAGATCACGCTTGCGCCGCCCTCGTTGATCTCGCAACTAAAGGGCTGGGGCACGTAGGGGCCGCCGGCCGAATCCGGAATGCCCGTGCTGTAGTCGTCGCTGGAGCTGGGCGGCAGGATCGCAATGATGTTCAGCGCGTCGGCCGGCTGCGCGTAGGCGTAGTTCCACTCGGGCCAGCCGGAGGCCAGCAGGGCCAACCTCGCGCGGCGGGTAGCAAACCCCCAGGCGTGCATTTCGAGCATCGAGTCGCGGGCGATGGGGTAGAACCGGGCGCAGTGCTCCGCCTGGGCGCTGCCTTCGGGCGGGTCGAGGCTGGCGATGGTCGCGGTGTCGCCCAGGTGGGACAGCGCGAGGTTGCAGATGTCGATCTCGGAAGCCATAACAGCACCTCATGAAAAACGGGGCGCACCTTGCGACGCGCCCCGCGGAACTGCCCGGAGGCAGAAGTAGAATCAGACCAGATCGCCGGCCGGATCAGACTGCGGCGCCTTACGGCCCCGTGCCGGCTTGCCTTCGGGATCGTCGCTCTGCTTCGCAGGCACGAACCACGAGGCCTTCGAGCCGTCCGGTACGTCGAACTCGGCCGAATCGGTGCCCGGAGTGCGCAGCTGTCCGTAGAAGCCGGGCTTGATTGCAATAACTTGCATGGTCAGTTGCCCCCTTTCTTGGAAAGTTTGCTGCGCAGCTCATAGCCCATCAGCGGCCAGATCTTCTCGACGGCGTTCTTCCGGGCAATCTTGCGGCCCAGCTCGGCGTTGAAGTTCTCGGGGCTGGCGCAGGCCGACTCGCCGGTGACGGTGAAGCCGTTGCGCAGGACGAGGACGCAGAAGGTCAGCAGCTCCAGCGGCGCAGGGGCCGGCAGCGGCTCGTGCGCGTGGCCATTAGGGTCGTAGCACGGACTGCTGCGATAGCCGTCTGCCGCCGTGAAGTAGACCTCCCCGGCGATGTTGGCTCCAATGTCATCCGGTGTGACGCACGGCGCGGTCAGCCCGCCCTCTTGGATGCACTTCTCGATTTCGTCAGAAATACCCATATCGGCCCCCTATCAGGCGACGGTAAAGCCGCTCGGGCGTGCGATGTTGCGCTGCACGTCGATGGACACGAAAGCGTCGAACTTGCCGGCAGTCAGTGCTGCAGTGCCCACGCGATAGACGATGCGGGTGTAGCGGCGCAGACCCAGCGGCGGGCAGGCCTGCAGCAGGACCGCGCCCTGCTTCACGCTGGCGACCGGCAGCACGGCGCCGACCAGGGCGTCGGCAAAGGTGCTGTTGTCGGCCGAATCCTGCAGCACGGCCTGCACGGTGGCAGATCCGCCGGAAGTGGCCGTGGTGCTGCAGATCACGTTGAACCACAGTTCATCGTTCAGGCCGATGTCGGACGACTCCGCGCTACCCGCGTCATAGACGTTGGTGGATGCGGTGTCGCCGGTCGAGGTGACGGCCTGCGCGATGCTGTACTTGGTGTTGAGGTCGAGCATACCCATGATGTTCTCCTTGGCTTAGACGACGCGGGCTTCGGTCGCCAGAATCTGATCGACAGTGAGGACCGGCACGCCCATGAACTGCAGCTGACCGCCCTGAATCCCGGTGCCCTGGCCTGCCACGGAGCCCGGCGCAACGGTGCCGTACTGATTCACGCCCTGGGTGAAGGAAAGCGCGTTCTGGCTCTTGTCGAGGGCCGCAACGCTCAGCATTTCCTTGACGGTACGGGACGCCATGAAGGTGGCGGTGCCCATGCCCATGGACGGGATGCGGGCCAGCGCCTTGATCATCAGCTTGTTGAGCCAGGTCGCGGCGGTGATGGCCTGGGTGCCCGTCTGGCCGGTGAGGTCGGAAACGTCGATGTTCGCGATCCGCACGGCGTAGCGCCAGTCCTTCACGTGCAGGCCGAACTTCCACTTCCACAGCTCGGCGTAGGCACGGAAGCGGTCGTTGTTCTCGTCGAACGCGTCGATCTCGCCCAGATCTTGCTGCTGCAGGCCGGCCTGCGAGCCCTTCGGGTAGATGCCGGTGACGGTGTTCTCGCCCCAGACAATCAGCCAGACGGACGTGTTGTCCGAGCCGGTGCCGCCCGCGTCGATGATGTTCTGGGCGTTGGTGGCCGACAGGCTGTTATAGCGCGGGGCCAGACCCAGAACGCCGTCCGGGTTGATCGAGGTGTCACCATAGACCAGCTGTTGCGCAAAGGTCTGGTTCATGGCCTCGATGAAAGCCAGGCCTTCGGACAAGCGGAAGGCGGCGGTGTTGCCGTTGAGGTCGGCCAGATCCTTGTCGATCTCGTTGCGGCCTTCGGCCATCGCGCAGACATCCTCGATGGTTGCGCGGCCGGACTTGGAAACCTTCACGCCGCGGTAGAAGCTGCGCAGCTGGACGGTCGGCAGGCCGGTGCGGACGACGCCCTTGTGGCCGGTGGGCAGGTTGCCCTCGACGAAGTTCATGTACTGGATCAGCTCGTTGGACTGATTCAGCAATTCCGCAACGGTTGCGACTTTGCCATCCGGGCCGTAGCTCTTGGCAATGTCGATCAGCGTGTTGCGACCGGAGGATACGAGCGGCATGGTTGCCATGTTGTGTTCCTTTCGCTATCAGGATTTCGGGGTGTTGTCGTACAGAGTCGCCAGTCGGTCCGCCGGCGCGGGCGCCTGCTTGCCGGTGACGACGGTATCGGGGCTGATCGCCTTGCCAGCGCGCACAAACACGCGCAGAACCTCGGGGTGATTGCCAAGCCCGGTGTCGTTCAGCAGCGTGCGAAACTCGGGCGTCGCGAACTTTTCCAGCGCGGTCTTTGCGATGGCCAGGTTCTCGTCCAGCTTGTCGCCGCCGAACTCCTTGTCGGCCTTGGAGGTCTCGGCCCACTCGGAGGTCATCGCCTGGAGCGCGGCCTGCTGGCGTTCGGCGATGGCCGGGGCCATCACGTCGAGCACCTTCTGCGCCTTGTCCTGCGGCAGGTTCAGCTCCTTGGCGACCTCGGAAAACTTGCCGATCACGCCCTCGTCGAGCACGTGGCCCTCGGGCGGAACAAACTCGTAAGCCTCGGGGGCGCC